AATACTTTAGCATTGATTTGTAAGTAAGTGTAATCTGGATTTAAAAATACAGGCGCCACTGTTACCACTGAAGCAGGCTTGATTAGATTTTGAATCAATTTATCTTTTTGTGTTTTGGTTAATGAATAACCACCAGAAGGTTTAGCCGATATAAACACTTGACCGTTAATTGGCGGATTATTATCTGCACCACTCCAAACATTAATGGAATCAAAAGAAAAACCAAGATTATTAGTTTGTAATAATGATATGTAATCTTCTTTAGTTACCGCACGGCCTTGAGCTGAATACACTTTAGGTGCATTGAATTTAATTGAATCGATTGATTCTCTATCTTTACCAGCTGATGCGGCTACATAAGGAATGACAACATTATTACCAGAGGCTATGGTGTCTAATAACACAAAATTATTGGCACCCGATGATGATGTTCCATTAGTAACAATATAAGACAACAATATGACATTACCGTCAGTTAAAGATTTACCTAATACATTGTCACCAAAATACAATTCATATTGGCCATTCAAACTCTCTTGCAAGAAATAAACAGCGGACGAACCGGTCAATTTAGACACATCAGTTGCTAGGGTGAACGATTCAATGCCGGTAATAGTAGAAGATGTTTGAACCCTAACAGTTAAGGTTGAAGTGTCTACATTTGAATCTGGTATAGTAAACAATTGTTTAGAATTGGTTGAAGCAACATAAGTGTATGTTAATGAAATAGGCTCACCTTGGTACAATTCAACATTATTAAAAGTGGCCGTATTGTTAACCGAATTTTCTGTATAAGCATCTTTAGTGATAAACGTGTAATTTATGCCATCAACTGCTTCAGATTGAAATCTGGTAAATTGAGGTAGAGTATATGAACTAGCGCCAACCTGATTTACTTGTACCGTAATAGTAGCTTGCGGTGCTACTGAAGATTGAGGTGTGTAGTTTAATAATTTAGCATGTGATACCACAGAACTACGCAGTGCTGCTGTGTCCATAAACATCTCATTGGCCACCATATTTAAATAGTATGCGTTGTAATGTGTGTTATATGCCAACATGTCCATAAGAACGGATAAACCAGAACCTTCAAAATCATAATCTTTAAATTTATCCTGCGAGCGCATGAATGTTTTTAGATTATTCTTGATGGAATCAAAATCTAAATCGGTAATTTGCACGTTATTGTTTGCTGCCATTATCGTAGCCTTTGTAAAACAAAATTAATTGTAGTTGGTTCAGTTCTATTGTTTATAAAAAAAGTAATAATTGCCATGTAATAGTTTTGGTCGGGTTCTATCTGAATCAAAACTTGTTGTAATTTGGCTCTAGGTTCAAAATTATTAATGGTATCTTCAATTTCTCTTTGAATGTAATTAGCCGTCAAGGGTGAAATTGGTTCAAATAACATCTTACGAACATTAGACCCAATCTCCGGATGAAACGGTCTTTCGTAATGGTTTGTTAAAACCAAATTGCGGATTGAGCGAATAACAGCTTGGTCATCAACACTTAATACGACATCATTTTTAACAGGATGTCGTGTAAATGTTAAATCTAAATCTGAATATCTATTTTGTATTGAGTTGGCCATGTTCTATTTATTCAACAAAAATTATATTATATCAATATTAGTGGTTGAAGGAATGAGAATTAACCCACCAACATTTACTTTATAATCAGCACCAACATTTAAATCAAATTTAGACCCTACACTTAAATTGTTAACACCACCAACTGACATATTAGCATTTCCTTTTACATCTAAGTTATAGTTACCAGCAACAGACATACTAGCATTTCCTTTTACGTCCACACTATGGTCGCCATCAATTTTTAAACTAGCATTTCCCTTAACATATACTTGTGATTCACCTTGGATGGTTAAATTACAACTACCCATAACATAAACATTATCATCAGCCATTACAATTTGGTAATTGTTTTTAACGACCTTGGTCACCTTACTTCCATCGGGATGTATTTCTTCAAATGTTCCACTTCTATGGGTATTTGATATTCTTTCCGCTCCGGGTGTATCATCTATTTCAAATAAGTGGCCCGATTCCGTTTCTGTAACTTTATTATACGGAAACACCGAAGCATATTTTGTAGTTGGTTCATTCCATGAGCCGGTCACCTTGGACACGCCCACCACATTATTTTTTCTTTCTTGAATTAGTGTGGTTTCAATTTTCTCATTTCTTGCAACTCTACTGGTAGACGGTTCATTTAATACGTCAGGATAACGTAAGGCGACTCCCTCCGATATTATTCCACCAGAACCATCAGTCATATATGTCCTAGTTTTTGGTTTCTTTGGGGATTTTGTTAAATCGGTTCTTGGGTCTGAAAATCCTTTACCAATCGTTGGCGTAATTTCGGGTATTCCAGGTAATACACCAAAAATGATGGGCATTTGCGCTGACTCACCATCAGTAAAGAAACCAACAACCATATCTCCCTCTTTCGGAGTATTTGTTGTACTGGAATCATTTATTGGTAATAATGGTTGAGCCCAAGGCAAATCTTCTGTTGGAATCAACGATTTATTATCTGTGTGCCATCCAAAAATACGCACTTGGCACCGACCTAACTTCAATGGGTCTAATCTATTTTCCACAATACCCATGAACCAAATGAAACCTTCAAGGCCTACAAAATTTTTATTGTACATTATCTTTTCCTAACTTCATTCATATTTGGTGATGAATTGTCGGATTTTATTAAAGCATTTGGTAAACTTTCTTTAGATACCTCTATTACAGTATAAAATCTATTTTCAACATCAATATGGTGTTTTAGGGCTGTGACCAAATATTTACCAGAATATAAAGAATCTAATACACGGCCATTAGCATCAGTTCTAACACTTGGCAAATTGAATTGAATAATTTTACCAACAGATAAGAATGGGTCTCCAGGTACCGTGAGATTATATTTAATCGTATTCAATTGAGCAATCTGCGCAATTCTGTTTGGTACAGTTGTTTCAATATTAACATCTTTGATACTTGGTTGGTTGGCTTTAATGTAGGGGTTATAGGTTGATTGCCCCGTATTTGTTGTGGCCACCCTTAGTACACCCTCTGGTGTCTGATTCATTTTTTGTTTTTTTCTATTTTGTGCATCAGACATTATTTTATTTTTATTCAATTTATTAGATTTAGTAAAATAATTATCATAATCAAAATCAGTAATTTTATAATTCAACCTTAATGTATCAACAGTTAGCAACCTGTTTGCAAAGGATCCAGTATTAATGGAGTTCAATGTATCGAAATTTGAGACCACATCATAAGAAAGTACATTTCTAAAATCAGATTGAACAGGTTGTCCTATATTTTTAGGCTCATAATTATAAGTTGCATAGATGTCGCCACTGAATAAATTTTGAAGTGATTTAAAATTGAATCCATCAAAATTTTCATAAAATAGATATGAAGAACCAACTGTACTTGATTTATTTGAAATAGCTTGAGTTGATAACCAATTAATAGATTCAAACGGCTTTTTGTTAGGAACAATTATATCCCTAACACCTCTGGTTTCTTCAATGTTGGCATCTTTAAATTTGGTTGAATTGACCAACAATTCATTTTTCAAAATATCTTTTATGATATCTGAAACTTTTTTATTTTTATATGATTTACTTATTCGATATTGTTCAGACAATACAGCTTCTTCTGAACAGAAATTCAATCTATAGTTTTCGTTCTGGTCTTTAGTCAACATCCGATTTGAAACTTTAAATATTCTAAAAGTCTTTTCAATCTTAGCATCGTAATTTGGCTTAGAAAATGATAAAGTTAAATATTCATTTCCATTTAGGCCCCAAGTATCCAAGAAACCACCTGAGTCATTTATTAATATATCACCAGTAATGAAATTGGAATATAAATCCTCATAGTAATTAAATTCCAACATGGCAAACCTAAATTCATAGGTTAACCCTTTGGATGTGGTTATTTTACAAGAATCAAGAGTTAAATCTTGCGAATATTTCATTAAGCACCCATTAACATATCAAATTGTTTTTTAACACTGCCAATTAATTCTTTTTTAATTAATTTGATTTTTCGTTTTGATTCATTTAATTCCAATTCATGCGTGTAAGCATCCAATAAACGCTTAGAAGTTTCAATTTTAACAGTGGTACCATTAGGAAATGATTTAGTAATAGTAGATGGAATTAAATTTGTATATGAGGTTAAGTCAATAATATAAGTATTAGATGTTGTTGTCTGGCTATAACCGTCTGTCGTACTAACAATTTTTTCATATTGTTTTGTGGTTGAAAGTGCGGCCGCCTGGCTACCATATTTGGATATAATAAATTCGGTAAATTGTTGATATGTCATTGGCCAATCGTAAAATGGGTCGTAGATATCATTGAACAACATGACAACCCAATGATAGCCCGAATCACCATAGTATTTGTGTGCTATAATCTCCGGAGTATCACCCTCTTGGATATCATATTGATAATAAATGGCCGCAGGGTCTATATTACCTTTAATCGTGGCAATCCGGACTAAAAGGTTTGTGACTACCGTTGTTTTATTGTCTTTGGTGTAAAAGAGTTTTGGGAATTTATTCAAATAAGCTTGCATTAATAGTTATCCTCTCTAACTCTTTGTTTTGTGACAATCTCTGTTTCCATAAATTGTAATGTCATTCTAATGTTTGTAGGAGAACCGTCTTCGAATGTTGACCAACCAAATGGTGCATAATCAACATTCATACCAGAAAGAACACAGGTGCCAATTTGATGAATCTTACTATTAATCTGGCCATCTTTTAAGAAATCAATATCAAATTCACTTGGCGGAACAAATAGTAAACCATAATCATTTGTATTGATTTCGGGTGCTTGATGATATCTGAACATTTTAATAATGTTTTCCACATTGGTCGATTCTTGAGCACTGAATGGTGAAAATAAGAAGTCAAATTGAAAATGGCGCATATCTGTGCCTTTGAATAAAACTTCTAATCTTGGATTTAATGCGTATCCTTGTGTAAATAAAGCAAAATCAGTAGCGCCATTACCAACAATACCAAGTTTTTCTCCTATCTTTGCTCCGGCACCAGCGGCATATGGCGCCAAACTACTCAAAGATTTGTTGGCATAAGCAGAAGAAATTGTTTTGGTTATATCTGCAGCTAAACCAGCCTTACCCATAGCATCAGTTAAACTATCGGATTGCCAATTGGCATTATATGACACATTAACCGTCTCAGGCATATATAATGCTATAGCTGATGTAATTCTTTTTGTTTTGCGTATAAGTAGAGCACCACCAAGTGAAGTTTCTCCTGAAGCGGATTGTGCGGAGTTTACTCCCGTTCTGCCTGAAATGGTAGCGGTATTTGAAACATATTCATATCCACTATAAATAGATTCCTGTTCTGAAGTAGAATCTGCGACATTTATATAAAAGTTAATATAATGGCCGCGGGTATCAGAATTCAGGTTTCTAGGATAAAATAAATTTTCAAAATCATATTCGTTTGAATATAACTCACGTAAAGGGCCTTGAGCCACAGTATTAAGTGGAACAGATTGTTGTGGTTGTGAACTATAAGATGCCATTTTGTGTTTTATCTATTTGAATTTAATATATATACTATTTATGAGATATTCCGGCACATATACCCCAATAAACCCACAAAAGTATAAAGGTAATTATAAAAATATTACCTACCGTTCTTCATGGGAGAAAAAAGTCATGTTATGGCTTGATAAAAACTCAAATGTGGTGTCATGGTCATCTGAAGAAATCATTGTTCCATACAAATCTCCAGCTGATGGCAAGTGGCACCGTTATTTTGTTGATTTTTATGTTCAAGTCAAGACCGTAGACGGCAAACTTAAATCTTTTTTATGGGAAGTTAAGCCTA